TTATAATTTATCCTTATAATTAGCTTCCCTTTCGAAAGTGACAACTATACCTACTTCAGAAGTGTAATCGTACACTTTGGTTAAAGTGTTGGTACTTAATATCTTAATGTAATTAGATTTATCACTTATCCAATTTTTGTATTTGTCCGCTGCACCATTGATGGACATTGATGTAAAGCAAATAACATCTATTACTGTGATAATTTCTTCATCTGGCGGCAATTCTGCTCCTTCTAATAGGGCTTTCATATAATTTTTTGCTTTTTGCTCTGGTGTCAAAACTTCTTCGTTGCGACTCATATGCTTCACTCCATTTAAACTAAATTATAATTTTCGTATCTAACATACTGTAAATTTTTCGGATTCATCGAATAGGTTTCAACTAGTTTATCATCCAACCAAGTTTTGATTTGCAATGATATTTACAAGAATTATTAAAAAACCCACGCTATTCCTTTTCCTTTTTAAATTATTATAACATTTTAGACTGTTAAATTATCCTCATAAATATCGTTTAAAGAAATAGTTATTACCATATCGGCACTCATCAAGTGCATGGTTAAAATAGTCGATCGGTTCACCGTTATCTAAACGGACATACATACCAATTTCTTTTAACAAGTCGTAATGATCGTATTCGCTATCTGTCTCCACAATTAAAAATTGCTCGTTAGTCATTGAGTTTTGTAGGCGTTCAATGCCTACCTCAATTCCTTTCGATCTTCCTATAATATCTTTATTGTTGTTGTCTGCTGCCTTTGTCTGAACACCTAACAAATGTAATTCCTCTCTAAGCGATTTACACGCTGGGTCAACAAAGAATTCTGAATAACGCATTTCGAACGTTTTAACACACCATTCTTTAAATTTAACTAACTCTTTAGCGTAAATAGACATTGCTTTGACTTGCCCTGTTTCTGCACCGCTGTGATAATAGTTGGCTACACGCAAAAGTCTGAATTTCCCTTCATACTTAACAACAATATTACAGCTACACGAAGTAGCATCAGATTGACCACCATCAGCCACGAAGTACATCTCGAAAATCTGTCCTCGTATCTTAGGTAGGACGTTATTCTTCATGTTAAACATGCTATAGATAACACCTTGAGGCATTACTCGCTTACCTTCCCAGTCACGCTCAAACAAGTATGGATTCTTGGATAAAATCTCATAAATTTCTTGCTTACGCTGGTCAGTAATGATTGGGTTATCCTGTATCGTCCAATGCATCCAACGAGTGTTTTGAACATCAAATACCTCACTAATAACTGGATGGTGCGGTGCTGGTGGGTTAAGGTCTGCTAAATGGTAACGATCTATTGCAGCAAAGGTACGACGGAAACATTCTTGAATCATTTTCATGTTTAATAAGTTAATCTCGCAAAATACCACGCTACCAAGCGACATACCAGTGATTGCACCAACGCTGTTGGATTTACCTCCACCTTTGTAATAAACCTTTTTAACGCCATTTGGAGTATGGATTTCAAGGTGTGAACCATGTTCATCGTGTTTTATTTCAGCTAGATCACCAAAGATATGTTTTAGCCCTGTGCCGTCGCCATCAATAAAAAGGCGATATGCTTGCTCCTGGTTATAGGCAACGATTAGATGGTTTGTGTCCCTTGTCCAAGTTAAGTAATCAGAATAACGAAAGTGCCCGGCTGTTGTTTTACCTGAACGTGGTGTTCCCTCTAAAACATCAAAAGTGAAGTTGTATGGACGATAAATAGCTTCAAGTTGTTTAGGACTAAATTTAATATCAATCTTCGCCATGTTGCTCACGCTCTTTCATCATCTGCTCATACTGTTTACGACCTTCCACCAATGCATCCAACATTGAAGTATCTTTCTTGTCACTACGTAATTTAGCAGCTCGCATTTGTGCAAAGTCTGTTTCAGCTTTAAGTTTCTCAGCTTGGAACTGCTTCAACTCATTTTCACTAAGCAAGTCAGTATACTTAGCCAAGAAAGCCATCGCGGTCATTTTATCAGCGAGCTTAACTTTAAACATTCCGTCTTTGCCTTTAGATAATTCAGTAATAAGCGTTCCGTCAATCTCTTCTGAATGATGCATTGCAAACTTTGTATCGTTAAGGAACAACTTCTGTTTTCTCCGACTTCTTAGAGCCATCTGGATTGAATTCCACTTCTGTTTCTGTTGCTTCTGATTCAACTTGAGTAAAATCGATGAAGTCTGTAATGTCCGCAAAGGCAATAGCTTTATACTTCTCTAGTACATCGAATTTATCTAAATCTAAACTCTCAAGCCGTTGCCTTTTCAACTCGGCAACAGTTTCTTTAATCTTAGCTTTACTTAGCAACCTACTACCGTTTGCCATCGCTGTTTGATAACTGCATTCATACACCTTTTTATATGCACTAGTCGCATTTAGTGAACGAACATAATACATACAAAAAAGCCGTTGTTTATCAGTTAATCCGTCATCACCTTCTAATTCCGAGGTAGTAACATCTTCTAATTCAACGACTTTCTCTTTACTCTTATTCGTTTGTTTTTTTATCGGAGTACTCCGTTCATCTGTTTGAAGTACTCCATTAAGTTTTTCGTTCCAATTGTCTTTGGATTTAGACTTCCACGACCCAATGGTTTTCTCTGAGACATTTAGCACTTCAGCTATGGCGCGATTAGTAATTTTACCTTTGTGTTGCTTGTAAATCTCAATTGCTATGTCTCTGTTTGGATTACGTGCTCGCGCCATTGTATCACCACCTTGTATAAATTAATAAAGAGTCGAACTAAATCAACTATATATATCAATATTTAAATTTTTTAATACAACATCATGTTTAAGTGCAATTTTTCCAATTGATGATTTTTTGAGTAAAATATCAGAATCTATACGTAATTTCTTAACATTTCTTCTAACATCATGTGTTATTTCGACTCTTCTTGTTCTTAGTGTAGTTAATATTTCGTTTAAAAATGGTTCAAAATTATCTAACTCATTATCGGATTCTACAATAATATAATATGAACATTTATAAGATATATTTGAATTTTGGTTCCTTGTATTAACATTATTTTTTATTTCCTTGTACAATTCATCTTTTTCTTTTATGATATCTTGAAGATTATCCAATTTTTCTCTTAACTCTTTTAGTTCTGGATTTTCCTCAATGCCATCCCCAAAATTAGATAGTAAGCTAGAAACTTCTTGAATTTTATCTCCATAATCTCCTAAAATTAATATTTTTTTATTAATTTCTTCGTTATAGTTATTGATCAGCACCCTCATTTCTTCACTTACTTCTTGCAAATTACCAACACTACTTTTTAGCTCATTAATATTATTTTTTTGATTAGCTATATCTAATAAAGTAATCATTATCGCTAGTACAGCTAGAATTATTGAAGTAACTGTACCTGCAAAATTTAACAAACTACCTGCATAATTAGATTTCATAAAGATATATGATATTAACCATACAACAATTATGAAAGCTATAAAAATAAAATAAGCAAAATGTAGTTTAAGTTTGTTGTATTTATTTTCCACTATATTCACCTCGATTTAATAATATAATGCGAGGTTAAATAATGGAACAATTTTCTACAAATTCTGCTCTCAAAAGTAAGCACCGTTGCCCTAGCAGTCAAGGAGAGAAACTGCTCGATACTCACCTTTCATGGCAAAAGAAAAAGCCACGTAGTTTCAATACGTGACTGCAATTGTTACAAACCAGGTATCCATTCTTTTATTTCTTTCAAAATTGCATAAACCTTTGCAGATGGTTTATTTTCTTGGATATATTCTAAACCATACATAGTAATATTAGGGTCAATGGCTTTGTAACTTGGATAAGTTTGCCCCATAAAACTCACTTCTGATAATCCAGTAATTAAACCTTCATTAATCATAATTTCCACAATGCGACCGTAGCGTGGTTCAGAAATACCTAAAGCTTCATGGTTTACTTTAGAAAAATCGATTCTTGGTTCATCCATGGACTCTTCTAAATATTTTAAAATTGCTAAGATAATATCATAAGTATCATTTTTCATTCCGAACATCACCAACTCCTTCGTAAAATTAAACAGAAAAAATACCACAACTATATTACAAAAACAGAAAAAGAAGATATCCTAAATAGTTATCTATATTCTCTCGGTGTATAAAAATTCATATAACTTTCTACGTCATAAAGAAAACTGTTAAGTTTTTTATAACTCAATACACCCGTAGTCTTAACAAAAGCATTTCTAACTGCAGGACTGTAAAAGGCAGAAAATAATTTGTGATCTTCATAAAATTTCCGTATTCTATTTAAATCATTATTTTTATATTCGAGTTCTAATTCTTTTCTAAGTTCTTTAGCGATTTCTAAACTTCTACTTTTATCTTCTTGTAAGATATTAAATGCCATGTTGGCTTTGTTAATAAAATACTTCATTTTTTCAATTACAATGTCATCAGAAATTTCGTGTTTTCCATCAAAAAGTACTTTGCTCATTCTTATTCAACTCCTCTAGTCTACTAATTTCGACAAAAGTTGAAATTTCCCTTCTTCTACAATTTTTCTCCAAACTAGCAAACACTTTCAACACAATATATTTCATTCTCAAAATCATACCAAACTCTCCCTCTCATCACTTGATGCAGTTTTCAAAGCAAAAGAAAAACCACTCGAGAGAGTGGTTTAAATAATTTTTATATCCAGTTGTCAATCACGTCTTTTTCTGCAGCTGTTAAGTTTATAATATTGATTTTGCTGATTTTGCTAGAAGGGAAGAATATTGTTTCTGCATTCTTCTCTATAATTACCATTCTAGTCTCACTATCAACATTGAAATATTTTTCATACACCTCGTGGTATGAATCGGCTTTAATTTCTGGTGTAGAGACTTCATCACCATTATCTAAATGGAATTCCATAATATAGTTATCCATAATCTCACCTCCCATCCAATAATAACCCAAAAGATGGAAAATATATAATAAAATTTTGCTCTCAAAACCACACCAAACTCTGCCCTCTCATCTTAAAGTGTTTCGGCTGTTTGATGCAGTTTTCAAAGCAAAAAAACACCTATATTAGGTGTTTAAGAAAGTAAATCATTTAAATTAATTTTATAACCGCTCGATTTCAATCTTTGTGCTAGCTTCATTTTCCATCCTTCAGATTTATCATATTTAGTATAAACTACTCCAGCGTAGTCGGAAGGTAATTCGAGAGGCCCTGTTGGATCATCTTTGACTAGTGCCATAACATTTTTTCGACCTATTCTACCAATAAAGTAACCAAGTTCAAGTATAACGTTTTGTCTTGCTCTAGATTGAGCTTGTGCAATATCTATGTTTTTAGAACAACCAATATCATCTGGTGATAATAATACAATAGCAAAGTCACAATCCAACGAATTCTGTTCAAACTTCTCTATAACAGTTAACCCATCATCTGATTTTTCATGGAGAACTATTGGCTTTAATTGAAGTTTTTCTACTGTTCTAGAAACATCCAGTCTCAATTCATTATCATGACCGTGGACAATAAAAATTTTCTTTGAAAGATTATCATTAGATATAGAGGACGAATCTAATTCTTCTTTAACTTCAAATGTATCATCCTCTGATAACTCGATGTCTCTTTTAATTGTATTGAATAAATTTATTAGTTTTTGTTGCCCGCTATGCCATATTTCAATTTCGGATTCCGCGGAAGAAGGATAAATCATTGGAGAGAAAATAATAGTTTTTAATGTTGTAATGTATTTTGAGTCTTCTCCAAAAATTTTTTCTATAATCATCTCTGCATCTTTCCGTAGAGCATCTAGTAAATTACCATCTCTTAATGGTAAGTTAATTGCCCGAGTTAATAATTCATTAACTAATTCTATTTTCTTTGATTGATTCATTTGATCCTCTCCTTTAATCCTATAATAACCAAGGATATGGAAAAAATGTAATACAAATTTGATACCAAAAAAACTTACCGTGCTAGGTGTAAGGCTCGTCTACTGCGGTAAAATGTTTAATTGTCGAGTTAGCTCATTTCTCACACACGTTGAGCTGGATGTGTTTTGTAAGGCAGAAAAGTGTTTTAGTTTTATAGTGCATTTCCGTGCACTTGTTGCTTAGTAAGTTTGACTAAAAGGAAAGTGGACGAAGTTCACATATAAACCACTCCTTCAGCAATTTTTAGCCTTTTATATTAATTAAGATACCTAATCTCTTAAAAAATATGGGCCGGCCGTGTATGTCGCGCTCCGAACTAGTCTGTCAAGCGCAGGTCGGTCGTCGGTCTGTCTTTCCCTAATATTTAGGATTTTATAAATACCAAGGGAGGAAAACATTGCCGCGCCGTCCTGCCTCCAAGTTTACAATACAATTTTTCTATCACAAACTATCATACATGTTTTACATTTGTTCCTTTCGTTACATCTGTTACACATGTCCCTTTCGTTCCTAGTGACTATAAAAAGTAACAAGGATATGATTCACCTTCCAAAAAAAGTAAAGTTTAGAAATCAACATCAATGGACTTAAATTCGTTTCTCATTGTCATCTTCACATCAGAAATGTAATAAAATGGTGAATAACCGAATATATAATGTTACAATATCAATAAAATGTTTATCTGACAAAAATTTAGTAGAGGATGGTTAACTATGGGACAAGTTTTTATTGATGAAAAAGGACCACAGGAAACGATTAGAATTTCGAAAAACTACCATGATGATAGAAGAATAAATCTTGGTGATGATTTAATGCGATCTTATGTTGCCGATGTACTTTATATTCCAGAACTTTCTCTAAATAATATTAACAAGAATTATTCTAAACTTGTTGAAAGTTATAGAGAAGTTCAAAAAAATAAAGTCGAACAGGAACTAAAAGGAACTGATATTCTACAAGGGAATTTCAAATTTGGCATTGCGAGTTTAAAAAAAATGAATAGTGCTTTCTATCTTAAGCTATTTGATATCCTGCTTGAGGAAGACGTTTCTAACTTACTTTTTTCAGTAAATAAAATGTCAATGGTTGTCGATGCCAGACTCACACATTGGATTCTACAACTTGACGCTAAAAGATATATTAACTCTGCCATATTGTTCAAATACAGTCTCACAAAATATTGTGAAATAGAAGCATCAGAAGAGGTCATTAGAAATCTTTTCGATCCACAAAAAAAAATCAATGAAATATTGTATTCTATTCAGATTGATTTGAAAGAATTCGTAGCAAAGCACAAAAACAACTCTAGAATGAAACTTCAATTAGAAAATTACAAACAATTGTTAATAATAATTAATGATGGGAAACACTTAGCTGATAATGTAGTGTTTGAAAAAGTATCATTTGATTGGGATAAGGTAAGCTTCGATATTGACTTATGGTTGACTGAGAATAAGTTAAAAGATATATGGCAACCTGAGCAAGCAACGTTAATTCTTGACCAAGGTATACCCTCTGAACCATTTGAAAAGATTGGATTTGGGAATGTAATGGTAGAACAGGATTCTAAAGATTACGTTGGATTACAATTAGCAGATATGTTGGTAGTAATAACTGGTAATTATATATCTAAACTTACATCTGCACTTCTTTATGATAAAACAGAGCCAGAAAAGCCTAAATATCTTGATAAAGAGTGGTTTGATTTAGAGGAGCATCAATTTAACCTAATATTAAAAATGACACAGTTCTTTTTTGGAAATGAAAATACATACAGTTTCATAGGGGATAGTTATTTTGACGAAAGTCTCTTTTTTGAATCGTTTTGTAAATATATAGGATCCTTTAATAGCTATGAGAATTATCAAAAAGTTTCTAGTGATTTACATGTTAAAGGTATGTTTATGTACTATAAGGATGCTTCAGAAAGAAAATGGGACTTAGCAGTAGAAAACGAGCATTATATTAAAGGTATTTACGGGGATTATATTACTGGAATTAAAGAGGGGGCAGTACGGAAGTTATAATATTTTTGCAATAAAAAAATAGGAGCTTAAAACCCTTATAAATTGAGGGTTTTAAGCTCCTTTTCATCATTCCCACTCTTTTGAACTATCATCTGACACAAAATATTATTTCTAGTTCTAAAAATTGTCGTACTAGATAACCTCATGTGTTTACCAATCGCTCGCATACTATCTCCATCTAGCAATCTATGAAGCACTTCAACCTCTCTATCACCAATTACATATGGAATGCGTTTTTGCACTTCTGCTATCTTTTGTTCATATTCCTTAATTCGAAAATTTAGCGAATATACACGACGCTGTACTTATGTAAATACTGGATCACTTGTACCTCCACTAGCCTTCGGTAATGTTGCCTCAATGCCATACATAGCTGTTTTAGCCCCTATGTAACTATTGTTATTTACCTTCGCTACTGGCTGTCTTGCTTCCTCAATTGTTTCAATCATCCATCGATAATTTTCAATCCACTGAAGTAAATTCTCTTTCGTTACTTTAATTTGCCCTTGTTTCATAGGTTTGCCCTCCTACGGTGTGGTATAATAATGTTGTTAAGCACCGTCAAAGGGCATAAACCAATTCGAGCTGTAGCGTCTGATCCACGTCGCGGCTTTTTCATTAAATTTCCAGGTTATTCAACTATACAAAACTAAAATTCCAACATATTTATATTAGTGTTAAGCACATTCGCTTGACAATTCAATATCTTCATCCTAAGACTACTTTTTAGCCATTTCTTTTTAAGGAGATGGCTCTTTTTTCATTGCCCCAAGCTGCTATTGCACTATGCTATCCCGTCATCAATTTGCTCATATTGTACAGTAATAAAAAACAACCAGTAATTGGATGGTTAATACGACCATGGTCTTTTGTTAAATAAATTCCTATACTAGTAACATCTTATATATTGAGGTGGATAATATTGAATATATTCAAAACATCGGAAACATCGAAAACAAATAAAACTGCTTTATCAAATGGCTGGACTCTAGTAGCACACGAAACTATTTCTGTATACGTTTGCATTGATAATCCCAATAAATTTTCTATACACGATTGGGATGATGACCATGTATTAATCCTTACATCTGAGGAAGACTCAGTCGAAGTTAAAAATAATAGGTATAATGCAGAATTTAAATTAAGCTTATCGAACCGTACATTAACCCTTCTTATGGACCCAGATGAAGACTAATAAAACTTATATTTGAGCATCAAATTTGATGCTCTTAATTTCCCATACTGCACAATATCTTTCAACTAACTACTTTCCGTTCCCCTAGTAATCCACCAACCCTTGGGCCAATTCGTCCAGCCATTTCAAGGTCTATTACAATTAAAGCTACATTTGCATGACTGATTTGAAACCTTTTTGCGATTCTATCTATCGGCACACCAGCATTCCACAGGCTTATAAATATTTCAATCTGCTTATGAGTAAAATCGAATTTCATATTTTCGTGAGCGTCACCAGTAAATAAAATGTACTTCTCAGCTACTTTTCTGCCCATTCAATCGTCACCTCTGCCCTCGGCTGCTCTTAATAAAATTTCCTCACGGTCATGTCAACAATCTGAGAGTCATCATTCCAAATGATTTTGTTGCAACCATCCTTAATACCCTTGATCAAGTTATCAAGATCAGGCTTTGTCGTCGGACGTAATTCACCATTCGCTATAAGCTTTCTCTTTGGCCCTGTATGGTATTTCTTCGGTGGCATGAGATAAATATCAGCTTTTAGTTTAATAGGCTCTGTAATCAATTCTAACGGCTTATATTGACATGCTACGAGCTTTACAAAGTCTTTGAAGTCCTTACTCTTCGGTGCATCATGTGTGACTACCTTCTTACCACGTCTACTAAATCGAGGTCGTTCTTGTGGTTGTATGACCCCTGGTATTTCAAATGTTAAAGTGTTCATGTTTGCACATCCTTACTAGCATTCTCAGAAGCCTGCTGATAAAAAACCTAATGCCGTTCTACCAACAGCGTGTATTTGTTATAAACTCATGCTCCTTATCTGTTTCGAATTTCATCAATATTTGATATGGTCGTGAATGATACGGAAAATGATTAACTTTACTCGCTACGTTCCAACCTCTCCATATCATCAGCAATCGATCTAATTCCCTTGATGTCCTAGCCTTGGTGATTTTCTTTAGTGGTACCATTTTTATCACCTCGAAATTTATTTAGAAAGGCAAATCTGATTCATCCACCTCAATTGGTGCCTTTGTATTTGCAAAAGGATCTTCATCTACCCTTGTATAACTTGACTGTTTGTTATTACCACCATATTGCCTTTGTGAACCACCTTGTTGTTGTCCACCTGTATTTGTACTAGTTTGAAGTGCTCTGCGAGCCTCCTGTGCCGTTTGAACGTGGTTCTAGAAACTGAATGCTGTCTGTTACAACGTCAGTCGTGTAAACACGCTTCCCATCCTGCCCCTCGTAGCTACCTGTTTGGATTTTGCCCTCCAAACCAATTAGATTTCCTTTTCGCTGAAAGTTAGCTAGATTCTCGGCTTGTTTTCTCCAGGCAACACACGAGATGAAGTCCGCCTGTTGCTCTCCATCATTTTTGAATAGTCGATTGACTGCCACTCGAAACTTACATGAAGCGACTCCATTTGGCGTATACCGTAACTCTGGATCAGCTACTAAACGGCCAACTAAAACAACACGATTCATCAATTTAAAACCTTCTTTCCTTTAGCAATTCCTGCTTGTACGTTATTTTTTAAGTATCTAAGTTGTTGCATAGCGTAGTGCGGGCAATTACTATCACTTAATTGCTTTTGAACATCTTGAAGGACAGGAAGTGGAAACTCAAACTCTTGTATAATTTGGTTTATACGGTCTGCTACCTCCTCCATCATGTTATCTCGTGTAACATCCACCTTCTCAGCCATTAGCTTCACTCCTTTTTCTCATTCTTTCGAGATTTTCTAAAACCTTTTGTCTCTCAGCCTCGAAATCTATCGTGTTGGTAGATTCAACAGCTGGTATTGGTTTTTCTTCTTTGTTATTCCGATTAGCAAACCACTCAGGAACTACCTCTGTACGACCTTTAGGCTTTTGATAGGATTGGTTAGATTGTTGTCGCTTGCTGTTTTTCTCTCTTTCCTCTTTAGCCTGTAACTGCTGGTAAGTTGTAATCATTTCCTTACGCCAATTGATTAACGTTCCTTCTGCATATTTAATTTTGTTGCGAGCGTTGTTAAATACTGCGTTTTGTAATGCTGCTAAGATTAAATCCACATCTTTAAAGTCATCTAAGATGTAACCAAGGTGTTCAGCAATGGTCGGAAGAACTGGTGTAATGTTGTGATTTGTAAATTCAACTAATCTAGCAAAATCAGTTTGAGAAGAAACTGACTGACAACCTTCATTGTCTTTTGTTTGTTTTTCTTTTTTATTTTCTTTTTGTTTTTCTTTTTCTGTTTGTTTTTCTTTTTGTCCACGTATCGTTGACGTATCGTAAGAACCCGCATCATTACTGAATTCTTCATTTTCTGACGTAACGTTATACGTATCGTGTGACGTATCGTAGTACGACTCGTAGACGATACGTACAGAATCATTTGAGATTCCTTCGCCTCCCCATTGAATTAGTGAAGTATCTTTCACTTCTTTTAGTTCTGACTTCACACAATCAAGAATCGGTTTGCCCCCTCGATTCAGGTTGTATTTCCCCCAGTTTTTAATAGCTATTTCACGAGTGTCCTCATTGTATTTAATTAGCTTATGATGGTCTCTGAAGCGTTGTAGTAATGCTCCAGCGCTTTCCATTGAGTAACCCATATCAAAGGCTATTTGCTTTTTTGTAATTTGATAGATGCCAATTTGGGTCGTACTTTCATTTGTCAGCAAATACAAGAAGAAGTATTTATCTTCTGCTGTCATTTCCTCAACTACACGAGGATCGTTCCAGAAAGTTGTATAGACGTATCTGTATTTAGCCATTTCCCTGACCCCTCCTTATATTCGAATTTTTATCACAGACTTATTAACAATCAGGTTAGGAAATAAGAAATAATTTCCCGGGTAAGCGCAAGAAATGACAAGTTTAGTCTTAAGAAGAACTTTGTGAGTTACATTATTCATCCATTTTCACCACCTAATCTAGTAAATATTCAATTTCGAAAGCATCTTCTAACTTCTTTGTAGCTCTACAGTATTCGCACTTATCACATCGATGTGGATTTTTACGTCCTAGCTTCGCTTCTATCATGCTTGGTAGCATCGTTTGAACATATTCCTTTTCGAAATCAAAACGTCCTGTATCGAAGTGCAAAACTGCTTTATCAGGTGGTGATTCTTTTGTAACTGCCACAATGTATGGATCATAGTAACGTCCTGTATTTTGAAAGATGATTTCTCGATACACCCACATCTGCAGCACGTAATCGAAGGCTTGTACAAACGAAACCCATGTATTATACTTCTCGCTCCAGTAACGTTTCCGAAGTTCCTGAGTGCTTTTTATATCACTGAAAAATCCACGTTCATGATTTATGTTATCTACTTTGATTTTCCACTCTACCCCGAATAATTCACCTGTATAGATGACCTCTTTTTCACCTTGTAAAGCGAAAATACAAAACTCGTCATTTTTAATAGTCTCAATCATGTCATCAGCTTTTTCGTAGTCCTTATATTTGTTGCCACGATTGTTGTAAATGGTGTGGTGATTTAGCTCTTTAAATTCAGCGAATGCCTCGTTACTCTCAAACGCTACATGTAAATATGAACCAACCATTAGAGCTGTAGATTGAGGACGAGTAAACTCGCCCCTTACCTCAGCAAACGCTTTAGCTTCACATTCCATGGCGCTTTTAAACTGTGACACCGACATATAATGTTGGTTGGCCTCATTCGAGTGGTAATTCTGACTGTTCAATTGGAATGTCGCTTGTTGCATCCGATTTCACCTCTGTTTTTGGCTCTTGTTTTTCTTTATTAAAATCAGCAGCTAGATCACTTGTTTTCCGACATCTTTGTCAAACCAATCTTCAACCTTTGACATCTTGTCACATAATGAATTGTAGATTTTACCTAAATCAATATAGTCCCTTTCAGTAAAAGCATTAATGCTATAGCCAAATCGATCTTCAATCATTTCTTGAGTAACTTTAAAATATTCTTTTAACAAATTTAACGCTTTCACTAGTCGTTCTTTCAACGGCTCTGAGTTGTTACCTTCTAGGGTTTGATTACATTCTTTAACAGCCATTTCTACAACATCACCAGGAATAACACCCATAATGCATGCACGTAATCTACGAGCTCCATCGCTTGCGACACGTTCGTATATATCCCTTGGATCCGTTAGTGTCTTTAAACCATTGCGTGTTCCAATAGCGTGTTTCACTGTAAACACTTTTTCCTGACGTACATTCGTTTCTAAGTCCCAACAATATGCCGGTATAATAGGTACATAACTAAACCGCACTGCTGTTTAATCCCGCAATGATTAAGCAGCTTTTTTATATTCATCTAGCTTTGTTAACTCCCTCTTATCGCAAATGAAGTGCAAATAAATTAACCTCTGTTTTAATGTCATGTGTCTCCATGCTCTAGGCTTGATTCGCATATTCCTTCATCACCTCGCTAAGCAATCCTCTATCTTGTAAATCCTTGATAACCCACATGAAGTTTTGTTGATCTCGTAAATGCGCTTTTAATCTTTCAATTTCACGAGTCGTTTTATTAATTTTTTGCATACACTCAGCAGATAAGTGATACTCACCTCGTTTATTATGAACGCCTATCGCTACTAATAAATCTTCATTGCAAGCCTCTAAAATAGCTATTTCTAGCTTTAATTTTTCTACTATATCCATGTGAACATGCCTCCAATAAACATCGGTATTGTTTGAATTAATTGCGTAACTCATTTGCTGTCTCCATTCCGAATAACAATGCTGCACCGGCTACCTCAGAATTAGTTACGTTCATCCATGTAGCGAAAGTAAAAATATCTATTGTTTTACTACCACTTTCTAGTTTGCTGATAGCTGATTGAGTGCTATCTAAGTGTTCCGCCATTTCTTCTTGAGTAATATTTGCATTAATGCGGAATTTTTTTAACATTCTTCCTACTTTCATAAAATCTGCAACCATATCTTTTTGCCCCTTTATTCCAATTTCGAATATATTCCTTAATCGAATACCAATTTCATTAAAGTTAACTTAATATAAAGATAAGAGGTTGTTGCCCCAACCTCTTACTAGATTGGTAGTTTGACTTGAGGCCATTTGCCCTGGCCTCTCCTATCAAATCGCACATGCCCGTGCATTTCCTAATACCATTCGTTCATAATAATTTCTTGTAGTATTTTTGATGTTGGTTCTTTTAACCAGACACGTTTACCACCTTTTTCACGTTGACGTTCATATCGTTGAATACGTGGATCGTTTAAAATGTGGTCTTCTAAAAATTTGCGACTGAAAGTAGTTGCTTTCATGATGTCGTTTACATCCCAGAATAAAATTAGTAGCTTAGCTGCATCATTTGCGATTGTGATTAACATCTGGTTTACCGTTTCAATTGTAATGCCAGACATTTCAAATAGTGTTTTGACCAATACGCTTTCTGTTGACATATCATTGCTCCTTTCTATAGTATTGGTGCAATTTTATTTAACTAATTTCAATTGATTTTGATTATTGTAAGAATCAATTTCGATTGCCATTGATGTATCTGGACGCCATATTGAAATGAACTTAACGCCTTCTTCAAACGTGCCTTTGGTAATTCAGTAGATCTCGGTAAAATGAAGTGTCTTTTGAAATCGCCCCACATTTTAGCGAACACTTTCTTACTCATAGCGTTATACGCTGGCGAATCGTAACCACCCAAAACTTCTAAAACCTTAGCTTTACCTTGAGATTTCAAAGCATACTCTTGACGACCGTCGATACGCATCGTGTCGAAAAGTGCTTGAACAGTTTCTTTCACTTCAACAACTGCTGTTTGGATACCCTGTACTTGCTTTCGAGTATCTAAAGCTGATTCAAGGGCAAGAGTGATGTGGTCTTGTGGTAGTTGATGTTCAATGTGTTGTTCCATTTCTTTGAATCGTTCAATATATCTTACTGCGAATTGTGTACCCTTTTCTCCAGTCATTCGAGTACCGTATAACTCGCAACCCTTTTTAGTTAGTAGAAAACAAGGTAACTCTTTATTTTGACTATTTGTATAATTTGATTCGATAAAATAGGACTCGTAACTTTTTACGTCACCTAATTGAGAGATAATTCGACGTATATCTTTTAATACATTGTGACCAGCCATTTCAGAAACTTCTATACTCGAGATATTTCTTGGTAATTGATTCATGATAAAACCCTCCTACGCTAATTGTTTTGCACAAGATTCTTGTATGTTGTATCCAAATAAAAAAGCTACATCTTCATCGAGTATTTTCGAAATCAATATAGCGACTTCTAAACGAGGTTTAGAGTAACCAGTTTCCCAATTGGATACAGTTGCTTTACTTGCAGTTTAGCTAACTCCGTTTGTGTGAGTCCTTTCTTTTTTCGTGCGTTAATTAAATCCAAGGCTTTCATACAAAAACCTCCAATTGTATGAATAACTTGTACTTTTATAATAGCAACAAGGTTTTCGTACTTCGATAAAAAAGTATGATTTTTTTGTACTTTATTTTCAAAACTAAACATAACAGGGACAAGGTGGTACAATTTACTTGTACATTTATAAATAAAAGATGGTGGTGAAACCATGATTAATCAACGATTGAGAGCTGCTAGAAAAGCTAAAAAATTAACTCAAGAACAGTTAGCTAAGCTTCTCCAAACCACTAAAGGTACGATTAGCAACTACGAAAACGGATATAGCACACCTTCCAATGAAATGCTCGCACTACTTTCTGAAAAACTTGATGTTACTTCTGATTACTTACTAGGAAGAACGAGTAATTCACAACCACTTTCTAAAGAAGAACGTGACATCGCTAAACGTTTAGAAAGTTTCCGTGCGGAAATCGAAAACAGTGATGGTCTTGCTTTTGATGGCGAACCGATGAGTGATGAGGCTAAAGAATCTCTTATTGAATCTATGGAACATATCTTTAGACAAACACAACGTATCAATAAGAAATATACTTCTAAGAAATATATGGATGATGTTAAGCTTTAAATTTAGTCGAAACGAAGTGATTGCATGTGGCTAAAAACATTTATAGAAAAACAAAGAAAGAAACATAACACCTCTTGTCCATTCGAGTTAGCTAAGTGTTTCAATATTCATATTATAGAATGGGATTTACACGAAGAAATTAGAGGTTACTATAAATACGATCGACGGAATAAATACATTGTTATCAATAGTAACCTTAGTGATGAGTGGAAGAGAATTGTTTGTGCGCATGAATTAGGACACGCGATATTACACCCAAGGTTAAATACACCATTTATGCGCAAAAACACGTTGTTTTCGATTGATAAAATTGAATGTGAAGCAAATACATTCGCTGCGTACTTATTGATTCCTGATGAAAGTTTATTTGATTCTCACGATCAAATGACTATCTATGACATAGCTACCTTACATAATGTTCCTGTTGAATTAGCAGAACTGAAATTTAAGGGGCTATTTTAATACATATTTTTAATATAACAAAAGAACAGTGAGGGATATTAAATGGGATTTTTTAGTTTAAAAGAAGTATGTGGTGTATGCGAGCAAGAGGTTGGTTTAAATCGCTTTCGTATCGCTGAGAAGAAATGGGTATGCAATTCATGTTTTAAAGATGCTAACCTCAAAAAAATAGGAGCTAATGAAAAGTCCATCACTAAGATGACGGTTGAAGATATTAAAAATGCTATTATTGCACAAAAAGTAAATAAGATAGAATTAGATAATTTCAATCCTACAAAAAGTATTGGAAGTTTTATAGAATTTGATGATGTAAATAAAAAATTCCTTATTCTATCTGCAATTTTAAGAAAACGTAATAAAGCTACCGTTTACAACTATAGTGATATTGTTGATTTTGAATTACTTGAGGATGGAGAATCTGTAAGTTCAGGTGGTTTGGGTCGTGCTCTTGTAGGTGGTGCCCTTTTTGGTGGTACAGGAGCTATAGTCGGTGGAGTAACAGGACCTAAAAAAAGCAAAAGTATTTGTAGTAGTCTTAAACTGAAAATTACTTTAAATAATATAAATAATCCAGCTGTATATGTTGCTTTTATAGAATCTGATTTCAAAAAAAGCGGAATGATATATAAAACCGTTTATAAACAAGCACAAGAATGTTTATCAGTTTTACAATTAATTTGTAACCAACAACAACCAGCTGTTGCTGCAACTTCTGATCAACAAAGTGTTTCTGCTGCTGATGAAATTTTAAAATATAAAAATCTATTAGATATTGGCGCAATTACTCAAGAAGAGTTTGATGAAAAGAAAAGTGAACTTTTAAATAAATAATATTAAAAGCGTTCGAACGAGCGCTTTTTCTTCAAATAAAATTAGAACATACGTTTGCAAAGGCGTGCTATAAATGGTTCGTAAGAAAATGACAAATACTAAAATAGATAATGTCTATTGGTACAAAATGGGCGGAAAGAAAAAATTCGCATATAGATATAAATATTATGACCGCCAAGGAGTGAGACGAGAAAAAACAAAACAAGGGTTTGATTCAATCGAGAAAGCTGAACGAGCATTAATTGAACTGAAAGCTACTATATTAGATGGAAATGAGAGTTTCGTAGAAAATGATAATTTAACAGTGAACCAATTAAATGAGATTTATGTCGAAGCGAATAAAACAAATTGGAAGCCAACTACTGAAAGAAACCATAATTATGTAATGAGACAATATATATCTGATTCAATTGGACATATCAAAATAAAAAACGTAAATAATATTGTTGTTCAAAAAGATTTAATAGATCCATTAATAATGAAAGGTTTTAAAGAAGGAACAATTATGTCAATTTTTAGACGCATGAATGCCATTTTCACATTTGCTATTAAAAATGAAATTTTAGACAGAAAAAAGTTTTCATTTCCTAATATAAGTAGAGCTACTGAAAGTATCAAAAGAAACGCACTATCCATAGATGAAATAACAAATGTATTAGAAATCGCACGCACTAAATATAAAATTACTCATTATGCATGTTTAAGTCTGCTATTCCTAACAGGAATGCATGTTGGCGAATTGAGGGCTTTGTAGTGGGAAACTGATATTGATTTTGAAAACAATATAATTCACATAAATAAAACTAAAGATCGTTACGGATCCAGGACACCGAAGACTAAAAATAGTTATCGGAAATTTCCAATGAATGAAAATATCAAAAGTATTTTACTAGATTACAGGGAATGGTATGACGAAATAATGGAAACATATAAATTTCGGAATCCAGATGGATATGTATTTATTACATATGCTGGAGAACCAATTGGTGAACGCTATTTAAAACGCATCATAGACTTAATATGTGATCGAGAAAAGATAACTCACTTTACACCTCACTATCTACGACACACATTTGTGACGATACTGTTATCTAATAAAATCCCTGTATCTACAGTTGCAGCTTTAGTTGGTGATACTCCTGAAACAATTTATAAAGTTTATGCACATTCATTTGAAAAAGATGAGGTGCACGCTTCAAATCTTATGGATGAAATTGTCAATTTGAGTTCATTTGAAGAATCTGAGGAAATCAAAAAACGATGA